AACCGATCATCAACCCCTTCGATCAAATTGTTGTAGTCAGTGGCTTTTAGCCAGCGCTGGTAAGTTAATAATGCGCCTTTTGCTGTGCTATATTTTCCAAGAAATTCATCAGCAAAACCTTTGCCTTGCTGCATCGCACAAGCTTTGTTTGCAAACGTGATGCAGTCGTGATCACCCCACGAAAAGGCTTTTAGACGAACGCTTTCAATGTAGCAGTTAAAAGTCATTCGCCGCCCCACGCAAGCCGCTTCGTTTGCAGGTCATTTAAATAATCAAATGCCTTGTCATTTGGGTAGGTGTTCTTTTGAAATTCTGACGTGTATCTGCGCGTGTTTCTTGATTGTAAATCAATCAATTTGTTTTCAACGGCTAGGGAAATCATGGCAGTATCAGCGCCCTCCATAATATCCATCGTGTCCATGTAACCCGTAAATAAATTAATCAGGAGGCTGACAACTCCAAGCGTGTTATCAATATCAGATGTATCTTCTAACAAGATGGCCGAGCCGTCTTCATTAACTGTTTTGTTTTGGTTTGCTTCTAATATGCCAAACTTAATTCGACACAGACGGCCTTGATAAGGCTCCTGCATTGCCAAAGAAATTGTTTCCAGCGGAATGCCCGATAATGTAATCATTGCACCGGCAGCGCGTAAATCAGCAGTCTCTGTCACCTGACTGATCTGCATCATGTTTCCAGTGCCAGCGTAAGTAATCCCTTCAACCGTTAAATCGCCCAGACCTGTCCAAAGATACAGCGGACCCATTTGAATTTGACCGCCGCCATCCGTTCCCGAAAAATACGTTTTCCGCTCGTCAAACATCAACTCAACAGCGAAGAATGGGAAGATTTCTTCTAGGTCTAAAAGTTCATCAACGGTGCCAAGTAAGCGGGTCATGGGATAACCTCAACCGCCGCAAAAGTAATGCCGTAAATTGAGGCCGCCGATATAGACCAATCCTGTTCGCCGCTGTTTAATCTAAATCTGCCAACACAACTTGAGGTAGTTATTGCTTCATTGTCAGGTCGAGCGGTTCTTATAGAAGGCCACAAATCAAGCGTTGCCTGACCCGAGCCATTCGTTGAAACATCAACTAAATTCTTGTGCAAAGTCGCGTTTGACCCAGAACTCAGCTGGATATAATCGCCAGCTTTCAACCAATTAGTGATACTATTGCTGCACCCGTCGATAGATAAAGAGCCGCCCGTTTGGCTTGCGCCTTTTACCAAGGGTGTGCCGCCCAAAGCTCCTCTGGGCGTTGTATTCACAGGATCATACAGTAGAAATGAGCCTGACATGCCTCTCAAACTTAACAACCATGCAATCCATTCTTCTGCGTCTGCCCTATTCAAAGGCGGCAATTGAATTTCGGCTTCCCACTGCTGGCCAGAATGATTGTGAATTTGTTGCTTAAAACTAAACGGCGAAGAAGTAACCGCAGTTTGATTGATCGCTCTTAATGTAATAGCCGCTATACCAGTGTGGGTTGGTAACGGTCTTGGGTAAGTTATAGCCATTTAAAACGCCCCCGCAAATGCGCCACCGCGTCTTTTTGCATCCAATACAGCCGATTTTGACGCTGCCGAAATCTGAGGCATTAAACCTAAAATCTCCGCCCTGACGGTCTGCTGTACTCCTGTGGTGACATTAATATTTTGATTAATAATAATTTCGCCACCTGACACAGAATTATTTGGTGCAATAACTCCGTTTGAATTAGGAAAGAAAACCTCTGGCCCTCTTTCACCGACAACCACCCCACGGCCTGCACTGACTGGCCCACCGAAAGCTGCACTTCCACCAACTTCTGGCGGGGGGGAAACGCCAAATGCACCCAAAACAGCGCTTTCAACAAATCCAGTTATTTGTTTGACTACAAAAATCCGATACAATTCACCGATTACATCATTTGCCATCGTTTTAAAGGCATCTTTTAAAGTTAATGTCCCTTTTGCTGCGCTCATCATTGCGCTTTCAAACGATGATCCAATAGACTTGCTTAAATCTATTATTCCTTGCATTTCTGGCGTAAGCACTTCTTTAATAGTGGATGCTGTTTGGGTGGCAGTTACAATTGATTTTGCAGCCGCATCTTTTTCGCTTTGAACTCTTAAAGCTCCCATATTCATGTATGAATTTTTAATTGTTTCTTGGCTTTCTATTTCCGCATCTTCTCTTTTCTCAATGTCTTTAAGCCGAAAAAGGTTCAATATGTGGCCATGTCTAATATAAGCTTGTATTACTGCCTGATCTTGTTTTTCACCTTCAAACATTCTTTCGCGCCATTCGTTTTCTTCTTGAACTTCTTTTTCTTTAAAGCTTGCACCTTGGGCTTGAAATCCTGCGGTATTTTGTTTGGTTAATTCATCGGCTAATGTCGTTTTGTTTATTGTGTCTAATAAATTTAGTTTCATTTCCGCTTGTTTTGTTAAAGAAACCCCGCCTCGCATAAAACCTTTGAAAAGTTCTGTGAAAAGACCCCCCTTTTTTCCGGCTGCTTCTTCTAACTTTCCAATCTCGGAAGTCAAAAGAGACATTTGAGCAGATACACCAGACAAACCCCTTCCAAACTCAGGAAGAAAACCAACCGAAATAGCCATCCTTTCAAACATCGCAATGGTATTATTGCCGCCATCTAAAATAGAATTAAATTCTGGCATCAATTCCTGACCGATTTTAATCGCTAATTGTTCAAAATTTGCGGTCAATCCTTTAACTTTGTTTGCCAAGCTGTCAGATGTAGCGATTGCATCGCCCTGCGCATCAACTGTACCCGCCATGATGATATTTAAACGAGCTTGAACCTTTTCTTGCTCTGTAGCGGCTTTTACACCGCCCTCAATCCCCATGGTTAAAAGTTGCTGATTTAAAGTTGTTTGCGTAATTACAACGCCAAACTGGCGCATGGTTTCATGGTTGCCTACAATTGCGCTTTGTAAAGCTTCCATGACCGCGACATCGCTTGCATTATTAAATGAGGCCATGTCGGTTGCAAGTTTTGTCATCTCAACTGAAAGTTTTGCTGCTTCGCCCCTAGCAAAACCCATCGGAACAAAAGTGTCCTGAATAGTCGATGCCATGCCCTCTAATTCGAATGCTGACCTATTCGCTGCGGCTGCAAACTCTCCTAGTTGTTTCCTGACATCAGGTATGAACTTGCCGAAAACAACTTCCGATTTACTTTGCATTTCTTCCGCATTAGATGTGATTTTTGCTAGCGATAGGGCAATGCTGCCAGCTTGTTGCGCAACAATAGCAGCACCAGCAATCTTAAAAACGCTGCCCATACTAGAAAATGAACTGCCAATTTTCTTATTGGATTTTTCAACTTGCGATTCTGTTTCTTTGGCGCTTTTTTTGACTTTATCAAAAGCTTGATCAGCTTCCTTTGCGCCCTGCTTGACACCTTTAGCGTTGAGATTGAGACTGATTGTTGCCATAATGTTCGCGCTCCGTGTGATCCAGTGACATAACAAATTTTGCTAAGCTCTGTCTATCTGTTGGATCGTCAATATTTACATGACTGCAATATGACATAATTTCAGAGAACGGTATAGGCGTAATAGACCCGAAACCCATTTGCCTTGAACCCCTCAGCATTTGAAAGGCATTCCAAGCGGTTATATTTTGCAAAATTGGCTTTTCGTGAATTTCCAGAGCGCCTTTTGACATCAAATAAGCTTCATCTTTTGCTGAATACTTAAAAGACCATTTGAGCGCTTCAATTAGTTTTTTTCAGTTACCTCGTCGGCTTCTGATCTAAAATTGCCCAAATCATCAATATATACTGCGAAATCCAAAAAGAACTTTGTAATTTCATCAATGCGGCAATCAGCCAAAGCAATGAAATGACCATTGTCGCAAGTCATTTTGATGCCATCACTTTTGATATTTGTATCCCAAGAAATAACGCAGCTAGTATATACAGCCTCGAAAATCTTTTGGCCCACGTTCATATCTGTCTCAGAAATCAATTTTGCATATTTTTCGCTTTCCGATGTTAATTTGGAAGCTTGAATTGCCCTGATTTGTTTATAAACGTTTATATCGTCCCTTGCCTTAATTAATTCTGGATTTGCCCAGCCACCAGCACGACACTCAATTTTTATATAAGTAGTTTCATCTGATAAAAAATTAAGGCTTTTTGTGAACTCTCGCTCGAATGTCATGTTCGACATTTTTGGTTTTTGGAGATTTAGCATTGATTTTCCTTGTCGGTTTTATGTGGGGGATGGAAATCCGACTAACCATCCCCCTAAGTGCGCACTTATTTCGCCGGTTTTATTAAATGAGCCAATTTTGGTTTATCGGCTAGATTTAATTCTTTTGCTACTGATGGCGGTATTTTGTCACCTTTTCGAAAGGTAACTTCCTTCCCATCAATATAAGCCATGAATTTCACATTTGCTATAAAACTCATTATGAAACAGCCCTTGTAAGCTTCATTGAAGCATCTTCACTAGCTTCGTCATAAAGCGCCCTGATTGAGACATCTTGCATTGCATTGTTTCCAGTGAAATCTAAATTCGCACCGGTAAATTTGCACTTAGGAAACAGCAAGGTGTATTTCTTGCCGCCAACCGAACCAAGTGGAAATGTGACTGCAAACAAACTATGATCTGTATCTCTTGCTGCATTATATAAGGCAGAGAAATTTGCATCCACATAAACTCTGGCCGTGATGTCAGCCATCGCAGCGCCTAAAGTCAAACCATTTTTTATGAAGCTGCTACCGAGTTTATTTTGCGCTTCACGGCCCTCATAGTTAAAGTTTATTGTTGCGCTTTCAAATGCGTCCAGCGTGTACCCAGCAAATGCAATGGTTCCAACATCGACACCAGACGTTAAAGGGTCGCGCTCTGTTTGATCAGTATAGCTGGCGCTGCCAATTCCTGATGTTGAGGTGTCAATTGAACCCATCCCCATTAAATCAAACGCAAAAGTTATATCTGCATTAGAAGCTAGTGTTAATGAACCGCCTACTGCCTCAATGCCTTGATAGCGCATCATGGTGCTTGTACCGCCTGCACCCGCAGTGATAGCGTTTTCGACCGTAACCGATTGTGTTGTTTTTGCGTTTTTTAAAACATTTGTTGCCCATGTGCCTTGAAACAAACTTTCAAAGAAATCGTCATAGGCGCCGTATACGAACGAACCTGACATGTTGCCCGTCACATCTATTCCTGCAATGGCAGTTTCAACAGCCTCGCCTTTAGCTGCTAATGAACGGTGCTCTACGATCGTTGGGGCTGCTGTCATATTGATTGGAACATCGCTATTTGTAAACGCTGGCGATGACGGTGTTGTTCCTGCTGTAGCCTCAGCCACGAATGCTGATCTCAACTGATTTGATGCTGTGCCAGTCATATTTGTGGCCTCCTATTTATATTCATACCGCACGAAAGGTGCGAGGAAAGTTGCGATGTGAAAGGGTATATCAGATAATTCACCGGAGATATACGGGTGCTGTTGCTCCGGCGAAAATCTAATAAATTCATTAGTTGTTGCGATTGCACCCGCATTTGTCAGTCTTTTTTCAAAAAATATGCCATCAAGCGTTTCTGCATAACCGCGCCAAGTATTAGAGCCGACACCGCTTGCAGTAAATATTTGGATAGTAACGACGCCAACATATTCGATTCTATTAGCTGAGGCGCCAATAGAGCCTTGAATAACTTGCCCGTTTTGAATGGTGAGAACTATGCTGTTGGCAGTTGGTTCAAATTCTTGGCTGTCCAACCCGATCGGCGTTGCACTATTCCATTGGGTTGCAAGGTAAGTTTCAATCGCAAGGCGTTCAGTTGCATAGGTCATATTAAAATATTCCTATATCGAACATTCATTTCTGCAATCGTTACTGCAATCATACCATGCGGGGCTTGGGTTTTCGACCACCCATTTTCTAATCTGTTGGCGTATGGCAAGTTATTTTGAATAATAATTGATTGTTCAAATAATTTTATACTTTCCTTATATTTAAATCTTTCAATTACCTTTGCGCCTTTTTTAATTGTTTGATTGCCATTTTTGTCAGGCGTCTTTCGCGTTTGTTTAGATGGACTGTGCCTCGAAACTATCCAATTTCCACGAAAGCGTCCCGTATCAACAGGCGATTTCTGCACAACGCCGCGCAAGGCAAACATTGCCATTAGCTTAATTGCGTTATCAATCTTTTCTTCTGAATCGAGCACTTCTTTGTTCAATTCTAATGCAAATTTTTTAGCGGTCATTTTTTCAATACCACCGCATATTGTAATGAAACCGAACCGACAACTTTTTGGGCCGTTTTGATTTCATAATTGATACTGTTGACCGTTAATTGAAAACCTTCTTTTACTTCGACAGAAAAGCCCTCCAGCAAAACAAGCTGATCTTGTGGACCGATTATTGTATCGCCAAAAATGCCTTGAGAACTAACGCCTGAATCAGATGCTGGTTTTTCTGTATCAAATAAAGCTCTGCCAGTGACCGATGTTGATGTCACTGCATAAGTTCCGGTTGTGTAATTATAAGAGCCTTGCGAAACATAGGTGATGGTTGCGTCATCGATAACATCTGTAATGGCCGCATTAGCGGCGGTAAACGCTGCGCTAGAAATGGCCTCTACGGTCGTGCTCATCCTCTTATCACTTTAATTTGGGACCCGCTATAAACGGTATAAGGAGCAAGCAAGCCCTCTATTGCTACGTATCGGGGTGTTTCTCTGAAATTTGTATATTCAATTTCTGATTCTACTGGGCCAGCTTTTGACTTTTCTCTGACCTTTGCACCACCTTCTACCGTTGCAAATGGCGTTGCACCGCCTTGAATTAAAAAGGCCAGTTCTGCTTGGGCATCTTTAATATCTTGCGGAATGACATCAGGATTAATTGGCCAATTTTTTATCAGGACATAACCCGTTAAACGAGGCCAAACCATTGCTTGGTACTGATATTGACGTTCGCCAACAAAATCATAAGTGCGGTTAATATAATCTGCCGCCTCAATTAAACGGCCTTCGGTTTCTGCTGTCGATCCTGTGAGGGTCGCATTTCTGGATGCCCAATAAGCTGTGTATTCAGCAACTGTAATATAACTATTTGTTGTCGTTCCGCCGA